AAGAGCATACTTTTCTTTAATGCCTTCTAACTGCTGTTGTCCTTCTGTTTCATCATAACGATCTAAAGATTTACGAGCTTTAACTCTAGTAACTTCTCTTGTTATAGAATCAATCTTATTTTCAAGATCATTTATTTCTCCAACAAGTTTTTTATACTTTGCTGCAAACTCGGTACGACGAGCCTGTGATTCTTTAGGATCAGTAGAGATATCTAAAGCTACGCTTCTGCTGCCTTTCTTTGTTTCAAGGCTTGCTCTATCACGTTGCAACTGCATACGAAGACGTTGTTCTTCGTTCCTTTGTGTTGGTTGTAACGCCATTAGCGCAACCCTCCAAACATCTCTACTACAGTTGAGTAGGCATCCAAAGCACGAGTTGCCTTAGCTTCATCACCCTGTGAAATCTTGTCAATTAAAAATTGCTGTGCTTCTTGAGCACCAAAACCACCAGTAGTTCTTGAACCAGTAGTGTCTCCACCGCTAGTTGTGTATGAAGTAACCAGTGGATTCTTCTTCTGTTGATTGCGAATCATCGCTGTATATTTTTCAATTTCTTCTGGAGTTGCCTTTGGGCGACCAGTTAGATCCTTGATAATCCCATCAATCAAAGTCTTTGCAGACATATCATTGATTTCCTGTGACTGTACATAAGGCTGACGTGCTCCAGTACCGCCAGCACTTTTTTCACGGGTAAGGAAAGTGTTAAGATCTAATTGCTGGCCAATAAGAATCTCTTGATTAAGGTCATCATAAGCCTTGAGGTATGCGTTACGAAGATCCTTAGTAGCTTGACCAGTTAATCCACCTACTTGATACCCAGCACCCTTGAGACGATTACCAATGCCAATGCGCTCCTGTGGACTCATCTCTAAGAACTTACGGATAAGTTCCTTTTGAGTAGTCTTTTCTACATTGTTTGGATTTGCTGCAGTAGGAATACTTGAAGTGATGTAAGAAACGTCACCGATTCCACCAGAGTTCCAGTCACCAGATGAAGTGGCATCTGCTGTTCCAGCAGAAGGTTGTGGTACACCTTTGCTTACTCCGCTACTTTTACCTACTGGCACTTTAGTCTCCGATCAATGATGCAAATAAAACATCATAGGCTGATTTAGTATTTGGATTGCTAGCAGCTAGTTGTTGCAACTGAGCCTTAGCACCTTCTTGAAGAGCGTTCTTACGATCCTGTGCTGCATCTGTTCTATCTGTGATAGATGAGAACTGTGCGCTAAAATTGTCATAAGCCTGAAGCATCTGGCGAAGAACTGCTACTGTCTTGGTCTTAGGAAGATTCTTCTCATTAGCAAACATATTGCGTAGGTCTGTCAGAGCAATCTCACGACGAACATCTGATGCTCCACCTGATGCAAACTCTGTCTGTAACAGTGGACGAACTGACATAAATTGACCTGACCAGTTATCCCATTGCTGGTTAATTATACGCTTCTGATCTACTGATGTGGTAGACGCTAGAGTTGCTAAATAATCCTTGCGTTGTTGGAAATAGTACTGCTTATCTGTGGCAATCTGTGTCTCACGAAGGAAGTCACCGACCTGCTTCTTATTAAGGAAGCCTTCATTCATCATAGTCTTGTAAGAGTCATAGCTGAACTTACCAATATTAGGAATCAAGAATGCTGCTGCTTCTGGGTATTTCTTGAGTAGTTCTGTGTTGTTATCTACCCAGTTACCTGCTGCCTCGCCATACTTGATAACAGCAACTGTATTCTTCTTAGATTCAGATACTGTGTATGGCATTTGCTTTGGGAATAGTTTGATCCATTCCTCAGTAGCACGTGTGTAATCACCGTTATACTCAGTAACTAAGTTAGAAAATACTTGCTTGAAACTTGTACGTTCGTTATCACGAACCCATCCAGCCATCTCAGACTTGAGTTGAACTGATGGTGATGCTGGCAATATCAAGGCGCTAAAGAAGCGCATACCTAAGACTGTCTGTGTTGTTGCCTTCAGTCTGTCCTGGTATTCCTCTAGATCGCCAGGTGATGGTGGAACTTCATTACCTTGTGCATCTTTTGTAATCTTTAGTCCGTTACCAGTAGCCTCTAAGTAGGTAACTGCCTTACGGAAAGCTGATGCGTACTGTGAATCACGTTCATCCTTGTTTAATGCACCCAATGCACGGTTAATGTGGGCTGGAAGGATAGCGTTAATGATTGGTTGGTCTTCACCGTACTCACCAAAGAGATACTTCTCTGTTTCTTTTAGTGCTGGAACTAGCTCGTACATCATCCTGACTGGCAATGCCGCCAATGGACCAGAGAACGTTGGGAACAACGAGTCTGGATTCATAGATGGTGAAATCATATTGAGCTTTGCACCAAACTCTACTGGCATAGGTGCAACGAATGCACCTTTGATGCCAAATACTGTAGCAAGTTTAGACATTGCTGCGTAAACTGGTTGCATACCAGGGTAAATGAAGTAAGCCTCACCCTGATCGTCCTTCTGGATGAAACCAGAGTGGGATACACCTTCATAAGTTAGTGATAAACGTGCGATTGATTCTGGGTTATAGCGAACACCACGCAATGCACGGCGATAAAAGTCTTCAGTTGCACGATAGTAGCGAGCAAAGTTACGCATTGTAAATGCTAACTGTGTACGAACCTCTGGATTATCTACATATGCAAGTACTCGCTCTTTAGCAAGGTCTTGAGTCAGTTCAATAATCTTAATTTTAGCTTTAGATTCTGCGTCCTTGATTAGAACTGCCTTCTCAGCATCGCTAAGTTTAGCGTTATTGCGGATAGGATCAGTCATCATCTTTATATAACGATCTTCTAAACCGCCTGCTTTCCAACGCTTACGCATATCTACAGTAGCAGAGAGAACCATTGGCTCACGTGACCAGCGAGCATTCATCTCACCAACCCATTCCCAATGCTTTCCTACGATCTTTCCAGCAGGGTTACCATCTGCAATAGGCATAATGCTTGGACCAGAGATAAATTGTGGTGCATCTTCTGCTAACGCTGGCAGATCATCAATACCTAAGTCACGAGTATTAATTTTGATGCCACCTTCAGGTGTGCGAATAGAAACCTTTGCAAGTAACTTTTGGTTTACTTTATCTTGGCTATTAACAAATAGGTTACGAGTTGCTGCATAAACATTTTCAGCGTGAGTTGCCACGTCTGCGTTATTACCTGGACGGTATAACTGGAAGCGAGCCTTTTGCTTTGCATACTGTGGAGAGTTAATAAACTCTATAATCTTATTGATAGCAATTCTTTTAGAATTTGGATTATCTGACATATATCGCAATGCGATAGAACCTAGCGGGTCATTACCGATTGCAGCAATACTTGTTATCCAAGCAATCTTTCCTTCTGCTGTAATTGGAGAATACTCACGGTAGTTTCCACCACTTTGCTTTGAATATGTAACTCCATCAATCTTGTATTCACGAGATGTACCGTATTTATCTACAGTACGAAGTGCATCTGTCCAGTGGTCAGCACCAGTGATGCCCTTCTTGCCACCTTCTGCAACGCCTGCAAGTAGTTCGTCAATAGCACCAAACTCTGCCATCTCAGCAATAATCTCACGCGCTTGTGGATCTAACTTGCCAAGATACTTGTCTGTCATAACAGCATCTGCCATAACCTTACGAGCATCTTGTACTGTTTTAGCAGCAGCAATCTTACTAGCATAGAGTTCACGGTCTGAACGCTTGATAAGTTTATTAATAACACCTAGAGTTTCGCCACCTTGACCAAGGCGCAACTTAGTAGATAGGCGCTTGCTTGCAACTAATCCCCAAGCACTATCGCCTACTGCAAGATGAACCATTAAATCTTCAATAGAGTTACGTACAGCAAAGCGAGGACCAGCAAGAGTCAAGAATGACCAAGCAGATGTTAGATTCTCGGCCCAAGGTTTATGTGACCAGCTCATAAGTCTGCTTGCTACTTGATATTTATCAATAATTCCATCAAGATCTTGAATTTTAGGAACGCTCATACCTTCTGCTAACTGAAAGTCAAAGATAGCAAACTGTTGATCGTTAAAATTAGATGGCTCAAAGTAACGATAGGTACCATCGTCATTAAGAACTGGCTTACCTTTAGTATCACGAAGTAGAATTCTTGGAGCAAAAAGTTGCTCACGTGATGAGTTAGCCAAATCGTCTAGGATGTTCTTGCCACCAGGAACTTTATTAAGTCCACGAATCTCAGCTACTGTATTGAAGACACCCATCATAATCTGACGCTTCTGTGCTTCATCTCCAGCCTTAAATGCTTCTGCAAATAGGCGTGAGTTGTAACGAGTATTAGCAAGACGTGCTAACTGGTAGACCTTCTCAGCAGAATCTACTGCGTTAGGGTCAAAGAAGTTATCACGGAAAAATGGAACCTTTGCAAACTTAGATGCAAAGCGATCAATGCGATCTTGGACATAATCCAATGGCATACGGAATGCACCATCTGCACGTAACTTTGCAGTCTTGCGTTCAACCTCGCCAATAATACTTTTTTCAACTTGCTTTAAGAATTCCTTTGGAGTGTTAGCAGTTGCTGCATCACCTGTGCGTGTATCAATAAATTTAGTCTTAGCCATTAACTGTGCTTCAATGCCACCAATAGTGGTCTGGTCACTGAATATTTCGCGGCTAATGCGTTTACCTGATTTGTCAAAGCGAAGTACTTTGTTACCAGTAGTTACCGCTGCAATACGAATCTGACGACCTGCATCCATACGTGGCAATAATTGAACTTGACGGCCTGCTTGACCTCTAAGAGTACGCAATGCATCTTCGCTGTTAGCAAGAAAATTCTTCATAGTGCCAGCTTCGACTACGCCTTGTTTAAGCATAGCTTCAATTACATCGTCACCAAACTCTGGTGCGATACGCTTGAGTTGAATACCTGCTTGTACTAAAGCCTGTGGATCTGCGCCACCCGCTTTGATTGCCTTGCGAGCTACTGAATAATTTTTCAATGCTCCAACATAGGCTTGGTCAAATCTTTGTACGCTTGCTACTTCAAATGCTTTTTGAACATTGCCAGCATCTCCAACGATATTATCTAAAGCATATTTAGAAACATCGTATGCTTTCTTGGCTTTACCAAGTAGCAATGTTGGATCTGCAAAGATACGAAATGTTGCATCGCCTAGACCTGAGATAGTTCTATAGGCTGCCCCTGAACCTTCCCACTTTTGAGGAAGTAATGCATTAGCAAGTGCTCGACCTGGAGAATACTTGGCAGCGTTTGCTGCATCTAGTGCATCTTGAAAGAGTGGATCTTTCTTTTGTGAGGCACCTGCTGCGATTCTTTTTTCTTCTTCAGTACCAGTTGCAATAACTTGGTCGAGAGTCATACCCTCTGCAATTTTTTGTGCAACAGACATATAGCCTGAACCAAAAATCCTTGTTGCTTCAGCCATACGTGATGGGCTAAATACCTTGTCACCTTTATCGTTTGCTGTTGTCCACGCTTTACCAATGTTTACATTCTGGTCAAGTGCGATAGCAGCAGTACGATAGGCACGTGTGCTTAAATCTGAAAGTTCTTGTACACCTTTGAAAGCTAATTTAACTGGAGCAGATACAGCAGTGATTATAGGATCTACTGTGTAGTGAAGTGCTGTACCTAACCATCCACGCTTTTGCTCAACGTTACCAAAGTTATCTTTCAAAGACTTCTGTTGCTCTGGCGTTAGTTTTCCATATTCTAACTTGGCAACGTCTGATGGAAGAGATGATAACTTCTGGTGCGAATCTACAGCTTTGATGTAGCCATTGATCTGCTCTTGTTGCTCTGGTGTTAGACCAGCTTGAGAAGATATAGCCTTAATGTTGTTGGACGTTGATCCCACTACTGACCTCTAGATAAAGCCATCTGATAGAGAACAGAAATTTCTCCAGTTTGATCGTATGGAAGTAATGCTGCAAGCGTGTCTGATAACTTACCTTCTGGTGGCTTTGGTGGACCAGCCATAGTCATAACGTCTTCGCCAGTGCGTTCAGTTGGTGCAAACATTTGTGTTAATGGGGCAGGCTTAACTGCTTCTTTAATTTCACTAGCAGGAGCTGGACGTGCAGATGGTTGTCCAGTAGTTGGAGCGCCTGCGATATCTTCTGCCATTGCCTTACGATCACCGTAGTTTTGTGACGGTGGTAGGTCTTCACGTACGGAGAATTTTCCTGGACCGCCAATTTGTAATGGGCTATCTACCATCGGTATCCTCCTGTATCTTTTCTAAATCGTTTGAAAATTGTTCCCAAGCCTTATTAATCTCTGAGTTACGGTTAGCATTATAGATAGCTATTTCCATTAACTCTTCTGTTGCAGTTTGTACAGAACTTGCAATGTTATGTGCAAAACCTGAAAGGACTACTAAAAAATCAGCGAAGTGTACTGAGCGTGGAACTTTGTTATTATTATCCACGCCCAGTACCTCCGTTAATTAAAATTTACTTAGCCCTTCTTTACTGCTGTACCTTTGCGACCTGCTGGCATCATTGATGGTACTACCTTGCCTGGTCCTGCTGGCTTGGCGGTATCCATCTTACCCTCTACAGGCTTTGACATTGGTGCTGCTGCACGTGATCCTTTGTTCATTTTACACCTCCCTCAGTTATGCTGCGCCGCTTATAGAAGCTAGCAGAGTTGCTATATCTGGACGTTGTTCTGGACCAGCAGCAGGGGCCGCTCCGCCTTGTTCTGGAGTTGGCTGCGAGGCACCTACGGGGGCCGCACCTGCTGCTGGAGTTCCTGGTGCTCCTGGCATCATCGCCATCTCTGGAGCTACTGGTTGTTCTTTAGGTGCAAATGCTTTACCAATTACGTTTTCTAATTGAAGACCTTTTTGACGGCCTTGTATAACTTCTGCAATACGGGAAATGATCTCACTAGGATCTTGACCTTGCGCTGCCAACGCTGGAATGGCTTGAGCATACTGAGCAACAGCCACCCGCAGAGAATCGCGCATCTCTTCAATATCAACACGTTGTTCCTCCTGCGTAACATTAAGCTCCATTGGAATCTCACGACGTACATAGTCACGAGATACGAGCTTGTCTGAACGCATCTGTAGTAATGCAATGATGGCGCGGTTAGGATCCATACCAGACATAATTCCGTAACGGACATCTACGCCATAGTTGCCATCAATCTGACGTGATGGAACGTACTTCATATTGAATGGAGTACCGTCATCTACGCCTTTGATTTCCTTGGTCATAGAACCAAAGACTTTCTCATCTACTTCAAAACACATAGCAACAAGGTCTGTAAACAAGCGAGCAAACTGTGCTTGTGCTGCCTTGATCTGTGTATCAAATCCTGCTTGCAGTGCCTGAACACCACGGCCTGTAACGATAGATGCGTCAATGTTACCTGAGCGAGTCTCTGGGTAACGAGCACCTGTACGTAGTTCACGCTCTAGAACACCAGATTCTGTAAAGACTCCGTTAGGTAGTTCTAGTGGAACACGGCGAATACCCTGTGGATTTGCAGAACGCATAATCGCATCAGGTCCCAATGCCAATTCTTGCACATCCTGTGGAATAGCAATAGGTGCTTGGATAGATTTTTCTGCTGCTTGGATCTGCAATACTGCAAATCGAGCACGAGCTAACTGAACTGAAAGTACATCATCAAACTGTCCACGTGCTTCGCCATCAATAGATGAACGCATAGCAACGCTACCTAGGCACTTACCTACTGGGTTAGGAATGTTTGCAAGGACTAGGTTCTTGCGCTCTGGGATAAAGATTAAGTCTTGGTCTTTGTCGTGGTAGCGAACCAAAGATACATAAGGTGATCCTGGAGAATAGACATTGCGTGGCATAATCTGGTCATAGAACTCTGGATACTGCATTGCCAATGTCTCGGCATCAGTTGCTAGGACCTGTGTGATGGAGAGGGTACGACCAAATCTATCAATTTCAGGATAAGTACCAAAAGGATTAAGCAGACGTATTCTCGGATTATTGGTTTCATAGTCCATCTCAATTAACGCTGGCAACATACCATAGGTATTAAACCAGTCAGCACCTGTGTACATCTGGATCTGTAGTTCAGAAGATGACACGTAGTAGTTGGCAATACGTGTGCGAGTATCTGCAGCTTTACGCTGTGAGTCAGAAACCATATTGGTAGCAGCGCAGTTAAAGGATGGCAGTGGAGACATCACTTCTGCCAAGTCACGTGCTGCTACATCTACGAAGTTAGCTACTAGAGGCTTTGGGTATTCCTCTGAAAACATCGCTGGGTATACCTTGGAGATGTCACCCTGACGTACAGAGAGCACGTCGCGCATTCTCTGGTCACGTGCCGCGTAGCGGGTCTGTAGACGTGCTACCTTCGCTGCGACCTCTTTAGTTGATAACAATGTGTCTCCTTAGATGAATGTGCGGTCTTTCTCTGCGAGCAGTTCATCAATGTTAATGACTGTTCGCTTGCCCTGCTCGTAACGAGACAGGAATGGATTTTTCATATGGTGTACAGCGTGGATACCTTGGTTAAGCATTTCACGGGCGCGGATCTCACAAAACCACAACGCCATTACCATATCGGTCTTACCCTTGGTCGTTGGGGACCAAGTAATTAATTGTTCAATCATTGCTTTAATGTTTTCAGTCTGGTCACTAGGCATATGAATTAAATTATCGCGGTGGTGCTTTCCATCGTGTTGCTTGGTGCCAAACAATGTTGACATAGACGCAACACCGAAACCTGAGTCCCATTTGTTGTTACCCGTGTGATGCTCTCGCAGTAACACGCCTCGGCTTGCAAGGTTGGCACGGATGCCTTCGTCTTGCGTAAGGAAGGACTGAAACGCATTCTTTTCTACGATCCACTCACTAGGACTATAGAGGGAAGTCCAATCAAAGATTAGCTGACGGATTTGAGCAGGCGTAGGGCGAGTGATCTTAATAGCATCAACGATATAACGTTTATGAGTAACCCGATCAATAGCGTAGCAAACGGCGGCTGTATCACCAACCATAGCGGGGTCAAGACCGCAAATAAAAGAAAAGCCATTGACATCGCGTGGATGGCCTGGATGACCAGGAACCAACCTACCCGCCTTACGCATACCATCAATAGAACCTCTCACACATACTGGATCAAAGATGGCATCATCTGAAATATCTTGTTGCTGGTAGACCAGCGCCCAAGTAGATGCATCCATTGCTTGACGTTCGTTATAGAGGTTACGACCATTCCAACGTGGATAGAGGTTGTCCTCATTAAGATCTGATTCTTCTTGCCCATCAAATGGTGCATCAGATGCTGGCCACAGGGTAACCCACTTGTCAGGGTCTTCATCTGTTTCCAGCAGTGCTGGCATAGCCAGGTACTTCCAAGGAACTAGGCCACCTGGATAGCGATCTGGGTTACGCAGTTCTCGATAGAGGTCAAC